CTGCATCTGCATAGGAGACATCTCCATCTTTTTCCTCAAAGATTTGACCTAGTGCTGAGTTAGCAATTTGATCTACCAAAGTCTGAGACTTAGCAGAAGCATTAGCAGCAAGCCCGATCATGGTGTAGAAGCCTGAATCGATTGTTCCAAGGTAAGACTCAGCGTTTTCCCATGTCACATCTGCTGGGTAGGTATCCCATGTGACTGTTGGGGTTACTTCTGCCCATGACAGGTTAAGAGCAGCCCCTAGGATTGCGCTGATCTGTGCGCCATCTAGACCTTCTGCAAGGGCTGTGTTATAGATAGCCTTGGTTAGTCTGGCAAGAGATCCAATGCCTAGGATTGTGCCTGTGGTGATGTATCCAGTCTCCTCAGGGCTTCTGACCCCAATGTTAAAGTCTGATACTTCTCCACCGAATACTGTGACATAAGTGCCGCTTGAGTTTTTAAGCTCTAGAAGGATTGGCTCTGTGACATTGATGGTAAAAGGTGAGTTATCTGTATTGATGATCTCTACGCGGCAGTATCCCGCTGTGCATTGCTTGTCAATGTCTAAGCGACCCGAGGCATAGGAAACAGAGGTAACAGTCGTATAGACATCATCACCTACTGTAACCCGCCACTCTGGAAGCCATGTCATGAGGTTGCGAATGTTCCTCTCAAAGTACCGCGCTGGACTGCATCTGTGAGAACTTGATCAATTGCTTCTGCAATAGCGTTAGGATCTCCTACGCCTGTGTTTACCACGATGGTGTTACCTGTTGATGATCCTTGATAGCGACCTGCACCCATGGCATAAGCCATCTCAGCGTTGAAGCTATTGTAGTTGCCCGCGCTGTCAATTCTTTGACCGCCATAGGCTACGCGTGGATCTGTAGCACCTGAGATGTCATAGCCTGAACGCGCACCGATAGCCGCTGCCACGCTTGCTGTAGTAACGATAGGAGATGCAACCTTGCCACCACCAAAAGTGCCGCCCATTGCGCCATTGGCTAATGAGATTTGTCCTAGCAAGGCGAGTGCAGCTTCTAGGTTATCTAGGTTGATTAAGTCTTTAGGTTTTAGGCTCTCAAGAATTGATTTAATGTCTTGGAGTTTAAGATCCTGTTTTGTCAAAGTGCCAAGGATGCCAAGGTCTGCATTAAGTTTAGCGGTTGCAGCAATAATGGCTTTCTCGTCCTTGGCTGCAATAGCATCTTCAAGTTCTGAGATTGAACGCTTGACATTAAGGCGAGCAGTATCGTTGGCAATTTGTAGCAACTGGGCTGAGCTGGTTGCCTTGCCTAGTTGCTCAGCCTGTGATGTAAGAGCCGCTGCGACTTGGATCTTGTCAAGGTCAAAGACTTCCTCAGATTTACCAAGTGCAAGGTTAGCCTTATCGATTGCTAATGTAAGTCTCTTGTTCTTTAACTGGGCTGCTGTTTCCTTGGTGATTGCCTTAGATTGGGAAAGCCCCTTCTTTTGAGCAGCGTTAGTTGCAACCTGAGTCTTATAGATCTCAGCATAAACTCCACCAAAGTTACCCTGTGCTCTAGCATCTGCCAACTGATCTGCTCTAGTTGCTGCCTGCAAGTCGCGTATTGACTCTAAAGGATTACCAGCGGCAAGGATGCTTATGTTACGAGCTAGGCGGGCGATTCTAACAATTGCTGTGCTTATCTTAGTAGATAGGCTTTCGATCAATTCGATAGTCTTAGGTAATCCATCGCTACCGCTGAGAGTTCCAACAGCGGTAAACAGAGATTCACCAATAGCTTCAGAAGCATTGTTAGTTGCTACCTTGAGTTTAGCAAGAGAACCAGCATAGCCTTCTGCTGCTGTAGTTGCTTGACCTGCGAATAAAGTAGATAGGCGAGCACTGATCTCCTCAAAGCTGCCAGAAGATAGCTCTGCCTTGCTAAGGCCTACACCTAAGCGACCCAGTGCTTGAGTCTGACCTAGGTAAGCCTTTTGCAAGCTCTGTGAAACTTGAGTAAGAGTCTTGCCTGTACCTGCTGAGACATCTAGAGCAAGGCTTAATAACTTCTGAGATTCAGTAATTGATGAGGTTGCTCTGAGCAAGCGATCCATGGCAGGGCGCAGCTCATCATCCAAGACACCTGTTTGTTTTTCAAGGTTTGAGATGTAATCATTTATCTCTTTGGCTGAGCCGTTAAAGCCAAGACCAAGATTCTCTAAAGTGTTAGCAAGGGATTGAGCAGCCTTCTGATCTTCTGCAAAAGCCTTAGCAGCGTTTTTGCCATACACTAAAGCCTTTTGAGCAAGGTAGGCTGCACCTAAACCTTTAGCCAGATTCTTTACAGACTTAGTGAGAGCTGCTGTTGAGTTATCGGCATCCTTAAAAGCCTTCTTGCCTACGAACTGGGCGGCTATGTCAATTCTTACATCTGCTGCCATTATTTAGCCACCTTTACTGCTTTCTCGAACTCAATCTTGGACTTTTCAATTGCAGCAATTACAGCAGCATTAGTCTTTCCGCCATCTTCAGCCCATGCGCGAAAGATTGCGCGACCTTTCATCTTGCGAGTAGCGCGACCTACTTGCCCCTCTTGTCTCTTAAAAGCATTAACAATCGGTGAAGTCCTGTTCATTGCATCGATGAACTGACGACCAGCATCAGGGTTGTTACTCAGAGATTGACCCTTAGAACCTGATCTAATTGTCTTACCAAAATTAACATGCCCCGGGGCTACTACCTTTGCGAGTGGAGCTTGTGGTCTGCCTTGAGGGTTTAAGCGACCAGCAGTCTCATAAATTGATCCAGCAGGTGAAGCATTAACAATACGAGCAAGAGACCTGAAACCTGAGCGATTTGGTTTTGATGGTGTTGCTTTGTATCCAATGCCGCGCTTTGCTTGAGCAGATGAGAACGCAATACGACCCCACGCTCCACCGCCTTCTTTTTCCCAGCCGCTTAAAGGTGAGGTTGAAGGAATGAAGCCGCGAGCCTTCTGAGTAATTGGCTTGAGAATTGCGCCTAATTCTTTTTGTGTTTCTTTAGCAAGATCTGGAGTAAACTTCTTGAGGGCTTTCCTAAGCTCTACCGCGCCTTTTACCTCGGTTGGCATCGCTCACCTCTTTCGCTTCATCCTTGAGACCTTGAACTAGAGCATCTAGCATGGTCTTATCTAAATCTAAAAGTGCTTGTGGCGGAATCCCTAACCTGATGCTTAGCCTAGCAATCAAGTAGGTGAAAGGAAGATCCCGCTTTAAGCTAAAGGGTCTGAATCAAGCACCTCGACACTTTTGAGTGTCTCAATGAAATCCATACCGAAAGGCTTAACAGACTCACCTGACCTGCGTGTAACTTCCCATGCTAACCAATAGACATCGCTCTGCTTTTCTTCATCGCGGAACGCCTTATGGAAGCCCTTTTTAGCGTACTGCTCGAACGCATACTCCACTGCTGGAGTGATCTCGCCTTCTAGTACGCTTCCATCTTGTCGAACTATCTTTAGTTTTGCCATGGTTTGCCCCTTTGTTTAGTTAATTATGCAGATGCTACTGCGATTGTGCCGTTCACGTTCCATGTAACAGACTGTGTTGAAAGATCAGCAACTGCACCATTGATAGGTGTGATGTTGTTGATCAAGCAAGTCATTGTGTATGAAGGATTGTCAGCTGCTACTGCACCTGAACTCTGCTTCACTACTACTGTCACAGATGTTCCCCACGCTGAGTTGAGAGTCTGTAGGACTTCACCTGTAGCTGTGTCATTTAGGAAGTCGATTGTGATTGATGATGCTTCTAGACCCTTAACGAACTTGTGACCTGAGTCACCCATCGCTGTTACTTCTAGCTCATCAAATGTGCGGTTGATTGTTACTGCTGTTACATGGTCTGAAAGATCGACAGAATTGACTGTCAAAGATACGCCATTGTTTAGAAATACAGCCATTGGATTATTCCTCGTCTTTCTTAGTTGCTGGCTTTGGTGTTGCTGGCTTTGCCTGACCGATCTTGATCAAGAAAGCTTCCTGCTCTTTTTCCCACTCGGTCATGCTTAGCTCCAACTCGTCAGGATTGATACGGACATCTCGCAGCTGAGTAGGTCACCCGAAGCAGCATTGAGAACACTAGGTGCGCTGATTGCGCTTACATTATAGACCAAAGAAGATGCTGCCAGTAGTGCGAACACGCTTACTACAGTATCTTCAATGCCGTTAAGGTTGCCTTCATTATCGAATAAAGGCACAGTCATTACAATCTTAAAGTTAGCCAGAGGGCTAATAGAAATCTGGCTGTTGTTGTTAGGTGTCAAGTAAGGATCATCTGGAGACACGATCACAGAGTTAGCAAGGACAGTTGCCGGTGGAAAAGCAAAGGTCTGCCACTTAGCGTTATTGACTAGAGCAGTCGCTAGAGTGGTGCGTAGTGTCGTGATGGCAACAGTCATTAGCCAACCATCGAGGTGGGTGCTAGGGCGTGTGCGATCAATCCTCGCACCTTAGCGAGGAGCTGTGCGCTCATTCGATAAGGGCTTGGCTGGAAATCGACAAGGTTACTGCCTGAAAGGGTGGCGGTACGCGCTTGCCAGATCTCAACAGATATCATTAAAGCTGCTTGCTGAATTGCTAAATCTGCTGACCAGTCCACATAAGTATCAGCCGTTACTGTGCCAAAAGGCTGGACAGGGTGAAATGGTGTAGGCGTGTTGTTGTTGCCTGTGATTGCGTAGGTAATTGACTTCTCGCCAACACCTGTAATTGTCTTATTGCCGTTGTGCTTTGATCCGCTGCCAGCAATTGTTACAGTTTGACCAACATAAAATATATCTGCAACATACTCATTAAAATATGAAGTGCCTGTATTGGCTGTGTTGCTATGCCCCACGAGAAAAGAATTATTTGCCCACAACATAGGAAGGAGGACGGCATCTGTAGCATCGCAGACTTCTTGGAGCGTACTATCTGGATACAAAGTTCCCACGCCAAGTGTCGAGCGTAACTCGCTGACTGTCGTTAGTGCCATGATTTCCTTTCTAAAGACTCTAGGGGGTCAGAGGGCTACTGACCCCCTAGAGCGTACTTAGTAACCTATTACGCTAGGTTGAAGCGGCGCACACCTGCGCCAGCCTTAGCAACATAAATTGCAAGGTATGCGTACATGTTGATCTCAACTTCACCTGAAGTCAAAACATTAACGCGAAGGTTTGTAGTTGGTGACTCCCAGACATAAACTGAATCTGGAGCAACCAAGAACATTGACTCATCTACAACACCAGATGTTGCAATGTTGTGATCGATGATGAGGTCTGTGCCTAGGATGTTTCCAACAGTAGATGAACCTACTGCTGTACCTGAAGCGTTGTATGTTGCTCCCTGAGCTGAGTACAATGCGCGTCCAGTTGAATCTGCGTAGCCTTGGATGGCTGCCCAGTTGTCAGTACCAGCTACGAGCTTACGAGCGTAATCTCCGCCTGTACCCTTATATGCTGCTGCTGATTCTGTTGCGATGAATGACTGTAGTCCTGCTGCTGTCGCTGCAACACCTGTTGCTGCTGTACCAGATGCAGTAAATGCCGCGATTAGTGCAGCATCTGTAGCCTTCTCGTAGCCTTTACGCATTTCATTTAGAAGCAAAGTCTCAAATGCGGGATTTGAAAAATCTAGAAGCTCAAAAGATACGCGGTTGATAGATGAGTACTTGCTTGCTGTGACTGTGTCATAGCTTGAAGTCATTCCTGTTTCAGATGGTGCGCCACCTTCTGCAACTGCTGCTGAAGTTGGTGCTGTGCCCATCTTTGGAACTGTGAATGATAGCTGAGGAACAGTTCCAGCGCGTGTTACTGCATCAAATGCAGGACGTCCTGAAAATGTTGTTGTGATGAAGTTTGTTAAGTGTGCTGGCAATGTTAGACCAGTATTTGTTGATGTTGAATCATCGGCAGCCTCAACGATGCGACGAGCATCCTGATCGCCTAGTGCAGCCTTGATAGATGCTCCTAGGTATTCTGCTGATGTGATTGGTGCTACGCGCTCACGCACATTAGTTACCGCCACAGTTGGGCGAGCAGCTTCTACAGCCGCTGCTTCTACTGGTGCTGCAACTGTCTCTGGAGTTTGCTCCACAGTTTGCTCGCTTTCTGTTGGTTGGATTTCTTCTACAGCTTCTGGAGTTTCCTCAGCTGCTACATCGATGACTTGAGCTGACTTAAAAGCCGGCTCTGTCACCAAACTGACCTCAAGGATTCTGGATGAAATGACATGCATAACTCCAGACTTGATTTTAGATTTCATTACTTCTACGCCTACTGAGAGACCGCTAACAAGTCCTTCTTCAGCCATAATTAAACTTTGAGTTCCTTTATCGCTCTTGCTAACAGAAAATGTTGCATAGATTCCATCGTTAGGAACTTCATTGAAAAAGATAGCGCGACCGCGTGGGTCTTTTGTGTTGTGTTGATTTAGTAGCTTTACTTTTTTAGGATCTGCTGGCAGTTCAATGCTATTGTTCTCGAACACAACTCGTCCTGCTGAAGTTGAGCCAATTTCCCCTGTACCGACTGGCACGATCTTGCCTGAGATTGTTCGCTCTTCAACATTGGCTGTTAATTCAGCCGAGAAGGTAAGGATCTGGTTTTCCATTATAGTCCTTCATTTCCGTTAGGTGTTAGGTCTGTCATTTCCATCGCTTGCTCTGTTGTGATTAGACCAAGTGAAAGCATTTTTTCAATTACCATTAAATCATCCATAGGGTTAGCGCGTAGGAATGACTTATCTAAATCAAAGCGCACCTCATTGCCATTGGCTGTTACATCGTTCATTGACAAACGATCTTCAATAGCAGTAATGAATGGTTGCAAAGTTAGTGAAACAAACTGCTTACGAGAATCAAGCAAGTTGGAATAAGTCATAGAGTTATTAGCATCTGCGCTGAGATAAAACGCATCGATATTCATTGCTCTTGCAATCTGTGTTGCGTATTCTTGCTTTGCCTCGTTGTACATCATGTCCTTAGGAGAAAATGATGTCGCTTGGTATTCGAGAGTCGAGGTCAAGTACGCCGTATTGCGCTGAGTCCTTGCGGTTTTCCAAGCTGCAAGCAATCCTTGAACTTCCTTAGGATCAAGGTCAGCCCCTGTGTTCTTTAATATGCCCGCTGGTTGTGGAGTGGATGCTGCAATAGTAGAAGCGATCTCTAAGTCAAGTGCGCCACGCAATACACGCGCAGCAGTTGTTAATACTCCATCATTAAGAGATTGGAAAGTTACTACATCATTATTAGAATAAAATACTTGGTCAATGTAATAGCCTTCAATGTAGTGACCTTCTGAATCACCATAGTAAGGAGTCACGCGAGCATTGGGAATCCACTCGAAACGAGCAGGACGTCCATCTTCCTGATACCGCTCTGTAATTCTCCATAGAGCCCAGCCGTAAAATAGAAGTGAATCAATTGTGTAGCTGATAGTCACAGCGCGTGGCTGATTGAATGCTGGTTGGTCTAGCCATACTGGCTTGCCTAATTCTTCACCTGTTGATTTACGATAAAGCTCTAATGGCATTGATGCGATAGTTCCGCAGATCAAGTTACGAGCGCGAGCAACAGATGGAATCTCCAAACTCAGTTCGCGAGTCATCGACTGCGCTGGAACTAGCGAAGTGAGGATTGGGGTACTTAAAACTTGGGGTGCGTATTGCGCAATAATGGAAGGCTTCTCCGTTGGTTGTGTTGCTTCAGTTTTGCGGAATAGACCCATAGTCATAAAGTGTAGCATTTGTCAAGTAATTAGACAACATGCTAGGGCGTGTCTAAGTATAAATCTGTGGCTTAGGCTGAGGGATCATAAGCTTGCTAACTGCCATGGCAATGCCGATAGGTGCTGAAATGTCACCTGCTGACTTGCGCTTAATGATGCGCCACGCGCTGTCATTGACCTTAGCTGCACAGTTATTCATCTGCTGGATGAACTCAGCCTGTCCATTGTGAACCACTCGATGATTTACCAAGCCTTCTAGGAGATCGCCACAGGCTTTGTAGAACTGCTGCCCTGAAACATCCTCGACCACGACACCAGCGTTAGCCAAGCGATCAGCAATAGTCTGAGTTGCGTACTTGTCAAAGCAGACCAAGCGAGGCTTATAGATGTCGCACCAAGCCTTTATACTTGCCGCCATTGCTAGCTCATCGATAGCCACCTGTGAGCTGTAAGTCTCTAGGATGCCAATGCCAATCCTGCCGTCTGGCAATAATTGACCTGCTACGAGTGAGCCGTTACGCCTTGAAGGGCTAACATCAAAGCCAAAGACAGTGTAAGCCCCTGCTGGCATCTCTAGCGTTGAGTCGCTAGTCTCCTCAAGGATGCCATGCGGCCATGGGCTACTAAGTGAGTCAATCCATTGACACAAGGTCTCGGTGCGTGTGTTCTCAATTGGTGAGGTCGCTATCGCTTCCTCGATCGCTTCCTCTGTGATGGTATAACCCAGAGAAGGGTTAGCCATAGCCCACGCATCGCGATCTGTGATCTTGCAATACTGTGGCGCAGAATATTCATAGAATCCGAAGGACTTAGGCGGGTAATCAATTGCTCGCTCTCGCAGGTCATTGAGCACAGTTGAGAATGCATCTCCAGCATTCGAGGTAAGAAGCGTCTGACTATTTGGGTGAGCTCTAGTCGTTGGAGTAGCAGCTCTAAATCCTTCTTCTGTGATCTCTCGGACTTCATCGATGTAGAGGAGTCCATTAACACTTCTTCCGCGAGATCCATCTCTAGTTGCTGCAACGACATCAAGGCGCGCACCAGAGAGCATCTCAATTGATTCTGTACCATTAGCGTGTCTGATCTGTTTGACGAATCCTTTGAGGTGGTCATTGTTCTCCAATAGGCTGGTTACTTGTCTGAATGTGTCGAGTGCCATAGAGCGGTTAGAGCTCATGATGAGCACATTGGTATTCCACTTAATCAGGTGGGCAAGGATCAACATACGCGCTAGGTGGGTTTTGCCGTTCTGTCGAGCTACAAGAATCAGGTTTGTCTTGCGAATCCACATGCCTTTTTTGTCCACAGTCAGCATGTCCTTGAGAACAAACTCCTGCCATGGGAGTAGCGGCATCTTCACAATCTCACAGAGATCTTTTACATCTTGCAGCTTACTTTCGCCCTTGAGACGTGGCCTGTGAAGTCGTGGCTAGGTTGCCCCTCGCATGTGTTTGGGCTTTT